AGACAAGCAGTATGAATTGTACGCCATGCTCCCGTGGGAAACGGAAGCTACGCTAAGCCTTCCTGCAATCCATGAGATTGTCACGAACAAAATGGAAAAGGTGTTGGCTTCCGATCCCTATCTACATGAATTTTTTCAGAAATCTGCAAACGATTCATCATACAATACGGATTTGCCCAAAATTTCTCATTATATGGATGGTGAAGATGACATTTGAAGAATGGTGGCAAGAACATTATGAAGCTGCTTTCTCTAATGTCGGCGGCGCACTTCGTCTCGCCTTCAAGGAAGTGGCTGAAAAAGCATGGGAAGCCGCATACAATAATGGTTACGAACACGGTTGTTCAACTCCCGGTTTGTTCTGCACGTGTGGTAGGGTATGAGAATCTGTCACCTTGAAGATTTGATTTTTGAGAATGGCGTTAATGTGAATGCGATTCTAAATGGTATCGTTCGCAAGACATACCCGATTTCTCTGAAATATGATGGAAACCCATCCTTTGTTCTCGGAAGAGATAGCCAAGGGTCATGGATTGCATTCAAAAATGGGTTCCTAAAGAAAAATCAAGAGCTTTACCACTCGCCACAGGAAGTCTATGACAAGATCACGGATCGATCCTTGGCAACCAAGATGGCGCTCCTGCTTTTGGTATTTCATGATTGCGAACCACTCATGAAAGGTCAAATTCTTGGTGGCGATCTTATGTTCTGTGCCGATATTGACCGAACCAACATGACATTCCAACCGAATACGGTTCGCTATGCCTACAAAGGTGGTCGTGAGGATGTGACACTCGGCGTGGCCATGCATACGCTGGACGGCAAACCACATAATTATCGAGACAGTTGGTTGGAAAATACCTTCCACATGGTCATGTTCGATACCAATCCGAACGTCAGTTATCGGTCTGCCGTCCCTCCGGAAGTGGACAACACGGACGGGCTCACCAGCGCCCAAAAGGATGCATTCAAGAAATATGCGAATTCCTGTGTGCGGGCCGGTCATTTCAATCTGAACGTGGCAGATTTCTATGACGCTGCGCCAAATGAGAAAATTCAGCGCCATATTTCCACTTATATGAATGAGTGGGAAAGAGTAATCAGCTTTTACAAACAGATAGCTCGTTTTAAGGATGATTTGTTGGATTCTATAACCTACTCTTCCGATATTGTACCAGAAAAAAATGAAACGGATGAAGGAATCGTTGTTGACACGGGTGATAGATTGGTTAAGTTGGTCAACAGAATTAAATTTTCCGCAAGAAACTTCAATAGAGAACGCTAATGGGCGGCAACGTCTTTGAGGAAACTGTTCCTCTGAAATCCGAACATATTCAGGATTTTTATACAGAACTTTCTAAACATATTCCAGATTTGATCAAGATGCGTGTCGTCGGTTCTTCTAATCTTGTAAAAGAAGAATACAACGATCTTGATTTTGTTTTCGAAGCAGACAATATGCAATGGGCGGCTTTTGTTCGCTTTTTGACAGATATGTTTGTGACTAAAAAGATCACAAGCCAGTGCTATTCAGTCTGTGTATACTCACCATACACAGACAATTGGCACCAAGTCGATTTCATGCAATCGAAGGACATTACTTATTCAGTCGATGTTTATCATTCTTCGAAGACTTCGAAATATAAGAGTGCCCATCGCAATATTTTGATCATGTCGATGATCAAAACTTTGACGGCCAAGGAATTTAATCTTGGCAATGACCGATATATCCGGACACGCAAGCATTTGGATTTGTTCGAAGGGCTTGTGTATCTGGTCCAAAAAAAGACCAAGACCGCACAACGGTACACGACAATCGACCGTCTTCCCTTGTCTTTTAATTTCCTTGAAATCGTCAAACAGTTTCTTCCGAATGTGACAATGGCCAAGCTCGATTCATTCGAGACGCTTCATGAGGAAATTTTCCGTCACTTCTATAGGGAAAAGGATGATCGAAAAACGTATTTGGCAATCCTCAAAGAGACAACGGAAACATTGACTTCGGCCAAGCTCGATATCCCGATGGAAATCAAATATTGGATTGAGGTTCCCGATTTTGTCTAAGCTCTTTTTCACGTGGGGAAAATTTCAACCTCCACACAGGGGCCATCAGAAAATTGTCGATTTGGTTCATCAGTTGGCTATCGAGAATGACTGTGACGGATATGTGTTCTCTTCGGAATCGAAGGGGTATCCGCTGCCGACCGACGAAAAATTAAAGGTGCTTAGAGAGGCATTCGGGGAGATGACATTCATCTTTCGACGCTTCTGTGATGTAATCAGTTTCATCATCGATTCCGAGTATGAGTCTGCGGTGATGGTCATCGGTGAAGATCGATTGGCGGATTTCCAAAGGATGCTCCCGATCTATGCGGCTGAATCACCCTTGCCGCTCAAACTTTCCGTGATATCCGGTGGCGCTCGAAAGCAGGATGGTGAATTCATTGAAACTCTGTCCTCAACCATGATGCGAAAATGGGCCAAAGAAGACAATGAAGAAATGTTCAGGGCTGGTCTACCCATTACGATATCAGACGATACTCACGAATATCTATTCAACAATCTGAAATTTGCTAAATAGAGTCAAAAAGGACTCTAAAATGGCATTCGATTTCACGAAAGTTGTGCAGAAAGTCTTGTCAGAAAACAAGGCAGTCGGTTCGAATGATCCAAAAATTGAATCATTGAAGCGACAGATTAAAGGTTTGAAAAATCACATGGATTTCCTTCAAACCAATCTTGACACCCACCAAGAGCGAAAGAAAGAGCAAGCTCTAGGTAAACTCTTCAAAGAGGAACTTGTTATGGAACGTGACGAAACTATGTTGAACCGCTATCGCATTGTGCATTGTGGAACCGGTAAGGTTCTCGGATCACATGACGATAAGGGAGAAGCGATCAAGCTTGGCAAACAACACGGCGGTTTCCCTCACGTCAAGATGGTAGACTCCGAGAAAGCAACATAATTTTTTGTTATCTTTTAAACATTTCCTAGACAACTATAATAAAAAATACGTTTCCTTGATACTTTCGGAAGACTCTCAAAAGAAAATGAGAGAATGGTGTATTGCTTCCGGATTTAATATTACCACATCATTTGCAGGGGAAGAAATTGATCCTGACGAATTCGATTTTCACATCACAGTATTCTATTCAGATAACAAAAAATACGTAGCTAACGGCACGTTCCCTATTGACCCTATCGAACTGAAATTCCAGCGGTTCGAACTTTTGGGCCAAGAAAAGAATGTGCCGACAATTCTCATTGACAAAACCAACGAACTTGTTAATATAAGGAAGATATACGAGACAACGGGCCTTAAGGACTCATGGCCGGAATGGAAACCGCATCTTTCAGTGAGCTACAGCTACAAGGGAAAGCCCGTGCTTAGCAAAGTGAGCCTTCCTGATTTCAAGGTGACGGTCGATACCATTGTGGTCAAGAATCAAAAGGGGTAAAAATGAGTTTCAAATCTTTCCTAGTCGAACAAGCCGGATATGACTGGAATGCGTTCCGCAAACCAGCCGAATATCTTGAAGGCCGTAGCAGGGATCGTTACCTTGCCGCTATCGATGCTTTTCAGAAGGGCATTGAAAACAAGGAAATTTACAACGCTGAATACAAGGATCATTACTCCTACGGTTTATCCCGTGGGCTGGAAGAAGCGTTGAAGAAGACGATCAATGATGTCTATCTCGCTTTTCCGCACGGAAGCGAAGAGCGTCAGAAATACAACGATATCTATTATGCCAACAAAAGTCCGGTAGGCATCAAAAAGACCTTCAAGGAAATTGCGCCATACAAGAATGTGTTCCCCGAGGGATATGCCATTCTGGCCGGTATGCAGGGATTCCCTGACATGCAGAAAGAGCTTAAGGGCTATATCAAATCGGGCCGCAAGCCGGATGAAAAGAAGGAAGCTGCCAAGGCACAGTTTCAGGCCATGGTTTCCCATGGCGCTGCCAAGCGCATGGCTGACATTCTCCGCAAGCTGGTGGAGCAAGTTCGCCCGACATATGAGAAGCTTTTCGAAGAACGCAACATCAAGCAAGTGACGTGGGCATTTGACAACGTTGACAAGCTCACTGCGATCATGGAAAAGAACATGATCGATAAGGAAGTGGAAAGCCGCAAGCGCTTCCGCAGGATGCATGAAGATGAATCTGCGATCATCGCTTCTGCTACCGCCTCTGCCAAGAGTCGAACTAAGTCTCATGGGCAGGCATGGTGGATGGCGGCTCCCAATGGTTCGGGACAACTTGTTCAGGATTGCGTTGATTTCAACTCGCCAGTTCCACACGCCAAGATGAAGGCGAATTGGAAGGAAATTTGTCATGCCGATGCCGTTCGCACGGTTAATCTAATTCTTGAAGGCTTCGTCACCAAGAACACCGCTAAGCTTGGTGCGATTGTGGACAAAAAGCAGAATATGGATGATATCAAGATCGTCTATAATCGTCTGAATGGTGGTCATCTGGAAAACGAATTGCTGGTGACCTTCAAGGATGGCGCTCGCTTCACGGTGTACAGTCAGACGATCTACAAGGTTTCTCACCTTGGAACGCCGTTCTTCCAATACCCGACTCGCTTTACGAACGTGACGCTTTCCAATGGCCAGAAGCTTCCGGCACCGGACGAAGAATCGATGAACAAGCTGTTTCACTAAATATATGAAACAGTAAGGGAATTCGGAATGTTCGGAAACAAGCCATACCAGCCAGCAAAGGAAAAGTCAGACAAGGAACAATCGTTCAAAGACTTTTCCAAGGAAGACAAACAGGATTTGGTTCAAACCAAACCCGACACGGTGGTCATCCATCCGTCTGTCAAAGACTTGGTTGAAAAGGTTATGACGATACGAAAAAAGGGGCTCTAGAGCCCCTTTTCTTTTATAACCGTCCGGTGATTATAGGGGGGGAGGGAGGCCCATTATATCACCGGACGGTCATTCGTTCCAAGGCGTTGCCTGAACCCTAGAACTTCATACCAATGCGGGCCATGACGCTTTGTTCCCGCAAATTACCGGAAATCTGGGTCAAGGTTCCATTGGAGTCGAGGCCGTTGAACGTTTTCTTGCCAAAATTCATATAGGCGTATTCGACGCCAACGAAGATGTTGTCGGTGACAGCATAATCGAGGCCAGCGCCGACCACATAGCCATTCATGAACTTCGAGTCGCTCCACGTTGTGGGGGTGCCGCCCGGATGATAATTCTGAGTCGACTCCACGTCCGCACCAGCCCATCCCGCCTTGACATAAGGGAGGAAGCTGCCGAATGCGTAACCAGCCCGCCCGGCGACCGAAGCGACATACTTCGATTTGGTCGTGGTCGAGTTATTGTAAATCTCGAATTCCCCGCCGTCGTCCAGCTTTTGACCGGAACGAAGAGCGGCTTCGATGCCGACGACGAAACCGTTGGTGAACGCCACGTTGTAGCCGACAGCCACACCGCCGACGAAACCATTTCCATCATTGGAATAAGTTCCGCCCGGCCCGCCGAACGTGTTCACGTTCAGGTGTTCATGATCCGAGTTGCCCCAACCATAGCCACCTTCGCCCAACACATAGAAGCCAGACCAATCATAGGTCGTGGCCACGACCGGCTGTTCGACTACGGCATCAGCCGCATATGCGTGTCCCGCCGATAGCAGCGCCATTGCTGCCATGGCCAATCCAAAATTTCTCATGCTCATACTTTTTCCTTTTGTAAATTGGGAGTTTCGATTGAAATCCCCTCTCTCCCTTCCTTTTCTAAAACATCCTTGGTGGAAGGTACGCCAAGTTGCATCAACATTCCATCACGTTCAGTCGGCGCATACGTGCCGTCGAACACCCATGGAATGAGAGATTGGTAATCCTTTGCGCAAAAGCCGAAATTGATAAGAGAAATGGAAGGGTCCATTCCCCGCATGGCCAGCGCCAATTGTTTCTTTGAGTCGATAAAAGCTACCCGAGTGATTGCATGTGCCGGGATTATACCGTGATATGCGCACGTTCCAAGCTTCGATAGCGAGTCCTGCCAATATGTGGCGTACTGTTGCATTCTTGCACGATACCAGCGATTGCGCTTTTTCATGTCCCAATCTGTCTTAGGATCATCGGGAACATGCCGAGTCGCTTGCTCTAGAAAATCTTCATCCGGCATGAAATTCCACGGAAGAAGCAAATCCGTATCAATTTCGATCACCGCCGCCCGCTCTTTCCCCTGAATTGCGCATAGAGCGAAATAGAGCGGATATGTGTCGGTGAGATAGATCATGTCTTTGTTGGACATGACCGTATGATTCCAGTTTGAAGTTTTGGTCATCGAACGGGGCTTGAGCCCTTCGATCATTGCCTTTCTGGCAACCGTCTCATTCGTCCCGTGATACAACTTCATTCATATAATCTCTCATTTATTCTAATATGGTCGTTTCCCTGTCTCGTGTCAATACCCGAATTTTATAAATATTGGGGTCTATATCATGTCGAGTAGTTTCAAAAACGAAAAGGGAATCAATTACATGTCACTTTGGAATAAATCAGGTAAGGTGCCACTTTATGTTGCACAGGACCAAAAGAGAAATATCGTCGCAACCAAATACGGTTGGACTCGCAGAATCACATACACAGACGTTCACGGTAACGTTAGAAATAAGTACGAACCGCTCATTGCTCTTGGAAATCTTCCAAGTGAAGTGACGATGGGTAAGCCACGTGTCGCACAGGTATATGTTGCGAACAACACTGGTGGTACAGCACTTAAGCGAAATCAGGTTAACTTTGTTTACGTTGTTTACACAGAAGAACTTTCTATCGCTTCTTCGGCATCACCACTCCGTTTGACAGTGGCCAACACCGCTGGCGGTAACAACGTGGTTGCTACATCGAACACCAACAAGGCTTCGATCACCAATGCAAACAACACATTGGTATTCAAGTTCAAGGTGGCAACAGCCGGTACATATAAAATTCAGGCACAGAATCTTTCAAACACTGCACAGGCAAAAGTTTATAGTACGTTCTCGGGAACAACCGAAACCGTTAACACAAACATTTCAGCCACAGTTTCTAACACACTTTCGACGTTTACAATCGTCTAAGGAAGGCATCAAATGAATTATAGAGGCAAAGATAAATTGGCAGAAGCCCTTAAGAAAGGGCTTTTGGAAACTGCACGTCCTAAGAAGGATGATCCGGTGATTAGCGAAAATCTTGCCGCTCGCCTTGCTGCCTATCAGGAACCATCGAACGAAACCGTCAAGGATATTTCTGGTGTGGCGTCTGCTTTGACACCAAAAAGACAGCCATGGGAAATCGTTGAAGAGAAGAAACCAGTCGCTCCGGTGATTGTTGAATCGAAGGCTCCACAGAAGACGCTAAAGGAAATCGCTTCAACCGTTCGCCTGAACAAGGTCGAAGAAAAGCCTTTGATCATCAACGAGTCAACCGACTCGATTGCTGGTGTTCTCACAAACCAAGGCAAGCGCCTATGGCGTCCAGCCCGTAAGGAATCTTTGGAAGAAAAGGTAGAACGCCTTGAAAGTGAACTATCTCTTTTCGAGGAAGGTTCGCACGAATACCTAAAGAAAATTCATGCCGGTGCTACCAACAAGCGTCGTGATGGATGGTCTGAACATGTGATTTCCCATGGCGGCAAAAAGTATCGTTTGGTGACAAACGGTGTTCGTGCTGCAATGGAAAACTATCGTGGTCATGTCGTTCCACACAAGAAAGTAGCTTCCATCGTTTCGAAGCTCGCTGAATCTGTTGAACAGCTTGACGAATTCAAAAAGGGTGAAGATATCGGCAAACCCGGTCTGAACTTCAAGAAAGTCGCTGCGAAAGCTGCCAAGGAATATGGTTCCAAGGCCGCTGGAAAGCGTGTGGCTGGTGCCGTTCTACAGAAGATTCTTCACAAAGAAGAAGTGGAACATTTGAACGAAGAAACCGAACCAAAGCACAAGTTCAATAAGGTTCTTGCAAAGCACGGGTACGTGTACAAGGGCTCACACACAGAAAAGAGCCTTGGTGGTCGTGATCATGATTTCCCTTCGCACAACTATGAACATCCAAAGACTGGTGGCAAGGTTCATGTCTGGCAACAGAAGGGTGCTGCCGATACCTATCATTCTCGCCACAAGCAGACGAATGGCATCTTGGCTCCCGGTCATGGCGATACGAAAGGCCAGCTAGATCGTCATTTGGAACGTTGGAACAAGTACAACGACGGTTGGGAACGTGGCGGTTTGCGTGAATCTTTGAATGAAGATGTAAGTCGCAATCGTCATAACGTTCATCTTGAATACGATAATGCCAAGGGTGAACGTAAGAAGCAAATCATTGAAATTAATGGTAAAGCCGATCACGTCGCAGCCGCAAAGGCCGCAAGAGAACACTATCAAGCTGTAGATAAGGGTAGAAATTTTCATGTCAAGAAAGTTTATACTGTCGGTTTGGATAAAGACGCTAATCTACAATTTGGTGAACCTGTTACAGATGGAGTGAATGAAAAACCAAAATCTACTATTTGGAAAGGTCTTAAGAAGCATTTGGGAATGAAAGAGGAAGTAGAACAGATTGATGAACTGAATGCGTCTACACTTGGCCGTTACATTAGAAAATCTCAAAAAGAAACTCACTCAATTGAACCTGATTTGAACAAGTCAAGACAAGTTGATAGAGATTGGGGTATTCCTTCTGACAAAACCGCTAGATTGGAACGCAAGTTTAAAAATAGAAATAATGGTATGGATGCTGCGGAAAGAGCTTTGAATAAAAAGGATAGACTGAAAGAAGAACGTCTTGATGAATTGTCAGCCGATACATTGACAAAGTACGGTGATAGAGCTTGGCGCTCAAAGGCAAATGCACACATTGATCGTGGTGGTGCAGATTATCTTGACGATGACAAGGCCAGAAAGAATGCAACCAAGACCATTGGAAAGCGTGAAAGAGGTTTAGCTTTGGCTAGAGCTATGATGAAGAAGAAGGAATGCTAAATGCCAAGCAAGAAAGTAACAGAACTAGAAACAGCTACGACTGCATATGGCCTTAATGTAATTTACGTTATCGTTGATACCACAGGAACGCCGACTGGCAAACAGATGTCTTTGAACACTCTGTTTGGCAGTGTTCCATGCAACACCAATATTTCACAGGTGTTGACGGTTACTGGTCAGACGAATCTTGCAAACACATCAGCACAGAAGTTGACAGTTTCAGGACCATCGACTCTAGGTTCGACAACAATTTCATCAAATGGTATTGTTATTCAACAACAACTGACACCTTCTAACTCTTCTGTAACAAGTATCGTTGCTGGTAAATTGTTCTATGATGACAATTACTTATATATAAGAGTATCAAACAACACAACTAATAGTATCAAGAGAGTAGCACTCGCTTCGTTTTAAGGAATTTACTTTGAGTTTCAAGCAGTTTCTATTGGAATATACAAAGAAAATGCCCGGAGAGGAAGCGGGCCAGTTTGAGATAGTGTCAACTCCACTGCCACAAGCCGTGCAACTGTTGAACCACATTTATCATCATGATCACACAAAGTCACCAAAAATGGCGCTTCCGAACTTCACCAGAAATTTCAAGTTCGCACAGAACATGGCTAAGCTCGGATCGACCCAACGAAAGGACATGCCGGTTATCCGCCGTGTCGATGCCTACATGCTTCAACAGCGCCTCACACGAGGCGCTTTGGACGTTAAGGCACCTTTCGCAAAGGGAACCAATCCAGAGAATCCTTTTCCGCAAGGATTATCCGGAGCGCAAGCGCAAAGATTTTTGACAAATGGTTTTCGTGATGGAAAAGTTTCCGATGACGTGGTGAAGGTTTACGCTGAACGCAAAGCAGCCGGACGCCTAAAGCCAATTCAGAAGCAAATCTATCTCGACAAGGCGATATCATTCGGACTTCGTTATACACCAGAACAGTTCAAGAATCTGGTGGAAAATAGTTTCATGATATCCAGTTCTGATGATTTTATCATTGACGGACACCATAGATGGCTTTTTGCGGTCCTAGCCGACCCAAATATCCAGATGTCCACATTGGTTATCGATTTGCCACTGAAAACTGTGCTGAAACTCTTGACTGCCTATGGTGACGCAATCGGGAATGAGCGCAACAAGTAAATGATTTTGAACGAACCTAATTTCGCATTTTATGCGGCCAAATTTTATGACAATCCAAACTGTCTCTCGCCAGAGGAATTTTTGGAAGATTTGAATAGAATAAAGTATTTGAAAAAGCTGTTTTATGCATACAAGAACAAAGGTGTACTAAGAGAACGATTGATAATCAATCATCTTGTCGTTCTCTACAATGTCTTTGAACCAAAGGCTTGTACCAGACTTTTATTCTATAAACTAGCAGAATATCATGATTGCTTAGCGCCATTTCTGATGTATCTTGGTTATTTGCCAGAGATGGTCTTTATCAATGAAATAATTATTGAGACAAAGGAAATTGTGATTAATCATGGCGTGGTCAAAGCACTTAGAAGAATGGAAGAGGAAAGATTGAAATGAAAGACACAAAGATAAGAGCGTTGTTAGAACAAGTTGGCGACAAACAATATATTTGGAGTTTGAACCCAATTTCTGGTTTGTGGAAAGTGGAAAGGGAAGTAACACCAGAAACTAAAGAACAATGGTTGGCTATATTTCATAAAGATGAACCAAATAAGAAATTTGTTGTTTCTAAAAGGAAACCAAAATAATGGCATCGCTTGGCGTTTTCGACTCTGTTCTATTGTATTCTTTCATTAGACGTTTAGTCACGCCTTTCAAAAAGTGGAATGCTTTCAAAACTGGCGTTATAAACGCCAATGGCGACATTATTGTTCCGAAGAAACAAAGAACGGAAGTGCAGAATCGATCATTTAAAATGTATGATCTTTTGCTTTTGAATTTGAAGAAACTATTGGGGAAGGTTCCGGGCGGAAAGTCCCGTATCGCCTCCTATGCCGCCGCTATCATGCTTTTGCGTGAAGGGGAAGAGCTAGACCCAGACGATGACGATATTTTGTGGGAAAAAATGCAGACCTATTTCGAGGAAGCGCAAGCTATGTTGACGGAAGACGCTCCTACGAATTCAGTTGGTGATGCATCGGCAATGGCCGGGTTGGATGACAATCCGCCTGCAAATCCGAAGAAGGTAAAAAAGAACATGTTGCGTCGTCGCATGTCGATGAGCGCAATGACACAAAGGATCATATAGATGGAATCATTCAAGGAATATCTAGCAGAATGGAACCCGTTCAAGCGCAAGCCCGCACCAGCGCCCGCTCCTGAACCGGCAAAACCAACCGCCCCTAAGACGGATTTCGTCAGACATGGTTTCACGTCTCGGGACAAACATGGTCCGGTTCGCACCATGGCCAGAGATTTGTTGAAATCCGAATATCAAAAGCACAACAACATTCCAGAACATCACCATACCGATGACACACGCAAACGTCGTGATGAATTGGAAAGTGAAGTACTTCGCCGTGGTATGCCAAAGCGTATGCGTCCGGAAGAACATGAAGCGATGCAGAACAGACCAAGGCCAGCCGCAAACATCCATTGGACCGATGAAAAAGGCAGACAGAGACACGGGTATTAAAAATGAGTTTCAAACAATATTTGACAGAACAAGCAGCGCCAATTTCATGGGATGCCTTGAAATCGTTGGAACATTATCTTGATAAGTTCTTCAACACGCTGAATATGGACGTGAGTTTCACCAAACATTTTTGGGAACGTGTGAACGATGCTCGCAACAAAACACAGATTACTCTTGCTGAATTGAACCGTCTTTTCAAACTTTCTTTTGAAAAATTTGGTCAAAAGATGAAGTTCATGAAACCAAGCTCGGAAGCTGTGTTGAAAGATATGTCTACAGACGTGAATTCTCCAATTGTATTCAAATGGAATCCAGTAAAAAGAATGATGGAAATTGTAGCCAAGACTGTTATGCGTAAAAAGAATTTCATGTCTCCTGATCCCGCTCTTGTAGTGAGATAACACTTAAATACACCAATTTTCTAAATACTACATAAAGTAGTAATAGGAATTGGTATTATGGCTCTAAATCAAAAAAATAAGAACAAAAGAGCCTCTTTAGAGAAAATTACCCCAAGACCTTGGGCTAAGAGGCGATTAAGGCTAGATTTGGCCTTAATCGCTATTCTCGTTTGGGTATCTTGGATTATATTTCTGAATAAAGATACTGTCTTGTACCAACAAGTATCTATCGCTCTCATAGCAGGCGGTGTGGCTTTGCTTGGTCAATACGTATTTGGTGCGGCATGGGATGATAAGAATTACATGTCGGCTTTGAACCGGCAGAATGAAACTTTGGGCTCGGAATCAAGCTTGGAAGAAACGTCCGTAACGGACTCCACAAGTGAAGATGGTTCAACAAGTCAAATTCCGGATGGTAGAGCGAATAGTAAAGGGGATACAGAATAAAATGTTTGGATTACCAAGTTGGGTTGCACCCGTAGCCGGTGCCGTAATCTTCGGTCTTGCAATCGTAAAATCATATAGTGTTGGTTACGATTATGCAAATACCCGTGCTGATTTGAAGATTTCTGAATTGACATTGAGTCTCGAAAAGAAAGCCACGGAAGAAATGAACCGCCAAATTGCTGCTAATAGAGCGGCGGAAGAACAACAGAAACAATTTGCCGACCAGCTTGATCAAGCCGAAAAGCAAATTGCTGAATTGAGAGAACGTAACAGATTGTTGGCCTTGGCGGCTCCGGATGCAAACGAACCGGGCTTGTCCGCTGATGCTGCAAAAAGACTAAACGGAATACGATAATGAAAATAGCAACAGTATTCGGAATAGCAATTTCAGCGCTCGCCTGCATGGGCGCTACTGATTGTTCCGGGCCACAAGGTCCGGTCGATCTAAGACCGGGACATCCAATCCTTAATGGGATCGATTCGTCTCTTCTCGCTAAATGCAATTTGCCAGTTAAGATACCCGAAAGAATTTTGACAAGGGCGGAAGTGGAATATTATTGGAGTGTTGACAGGGAAAGCCTTCTTATCTGTGCAAAGAGACATGGATTTTTGGGAGACGCTATACGGTTCCGTGATCAACAGTTAGAAGGAATAAAACCACCAACACCACAAGAACTAAAAAAGAAATAAAGGGGGCATTAAATGGCAGACGATCTTAACAAAGATGATGAAATTATTGATGTAAAACTTCCTCGAAAAGACTATGAAATCATGCGTGACATGATTAGAAAACAGGAAGCTCTTGGATGGCTTGGCCAATATTTCCGTAATGTTATCTTGGTTGCTATTGGCGGGTTCATTTCCCTATTCGTGTTTTGGGATTCTATCAAACTATTCTTTCAAGGGTTGATGAAATAAAACATGAAGATCATCGCAAAACCGGTGTATGTCGCTATCGCTGGTATTCTTCTAGCGATTGGGTTGTACAATATTTCTAATTATATTGCTGCACACAAGGTAGTGGTCATCGAAGAAGTGGTTATTAATTCGGAAAATTGATTTCCGCTTGACAGTTGGTATAAATATGTGTTACCAACTGTCAATGATTTGGGGCCATAGCTCAATTGGGAGAGCAGTACCCTTGCAAGGTAAAGGTTGTCGGTTCGATTCCGACTGGCTCCACCAAATCTTCTGAAATATCCTAGATGATAAATATCGGATAGCCACCATCAGAAGGATTTCTATATGACACGTCTCGCAACCACAGACGCTCGTAAACTAATAGATATTAATCCAAGATTGATGGACTTTCTGACCAAATCGGTCGCTCCAATCCAAATTATCCTGTCCGATGTTACTGTGCTTCCAAACGCAACGGAAGCTAGACTTAAACTAAGTCTTTCTGGCGAACCCCGTGATACAGTAATAGGCTCATTTCAAACAAGAAATGGCACCGGTACAAATCAAGGCACAAATTACATTGCTGCATCCGGCACCTATGTTTTCCAACCGGGCGATAAAACCGAAAAAGAAATTGTTATCCAACTTAGAGGTAACAATATTGTAGGTAATACAATTGAAATCTATCTGAAAGCGGTTACTGGCGCTATCATAGCCAAGTCGAGCGGATGGATTAATTTCAGCCAAGACCCACAACAGACCGTGGCAAGCGGTTACAAGCTGGTTTTCCAAAGCGATTTCATCAACGGGTTTCAATTCAGCGACTCGGGTTTGCTGCCAGATGGAACCCCATGTTGGCAATCCAGACCGGCCCATGGGCGCACACAAGACGGCAACAAGGAATTGGGTCTATATGCCGATCCGGTTCTTTATCCCGGCACGAATCCATTCCCTATTGTTGATGGAAAGCGTGTGTTGCGCTCGGAAAAATTGACGACGCCAATTACATACGACAATCGTTCATGGAACTATACGGCTTCCATGATCACGACAAAGAAGCTTCGCAACATCTCGCCCGGTGATCGTGTCGAATGCCGTTTGGCTATGCCAGTGCTTGGGAAGCGTGGTGCGTGGCCAGCGTTTTGGCTAATGCCGACTAATGGTGCGTGGCCACCTGAAATCGATATGATGGAATGGCCGATAAATTCGAACGCCAATGCTTGGACATATTATTCGACACAACATTGGACTTCGACCACGGGTGCAAATCAAGCTCTTGGCTATCCTTTGGATATTCGTTTGCTAGGTATTCCAAATGTTACAGATTTGACCAATTTCCACGTATATGGAATTACCGTAACGGACGAAGAAATAATTTTTGATTTCGATGGTGTTAAAACTGCCGTTATGGAAAATAGATCGCCGGGACAGTCTTGGTATATTCTATTGAATATTGCTATGGGCGGCTCATGGCCGGGTTCACCTACAACGAATACAGTTTTCCCATGCGATATGATTCTCGATTGGATAAAAATTTACGAACCGGTTTGATTTTTGGTTGACATTTTGATATAGAGTTGGTACTATCTACTGATAATGTGGATTGAACAAAAATATATCGCTCTACTTTCTTCATCCGTAAGAAATTTCAAGAAAAAACAAAATAATGTATGGGAGATGAGTTGTCCCATATGCGGTGATTCCACAACCAATAGACGCCGTGCTAGAGGATATATCTACCTAAGAGGCCAAAAATACAAGTATGCCTGCCATAATTGCGGCGCTGGTATGCATTTTGGCACGTTTTTGGAACATGTGAACCCGATTCTGTATCGAGAATACCGTTTCGAGCGGTTCCGTGATAGACAGGAACAAGAGGCACAGGACATAGCGGTGGCAGAGGAAGTGGAGGCCAAAGAAGCCTTCTTTTCTCTGCAAACCAACGCCATAGATCGTCTGGCAACGAAGGTTTCGAGGCTTGACGAGCGTCATGAGGCTTATCGGTATCTGAAATCTCGTAAGATACCATTTATCTGGTTTGATCGTCTCTTCTATACAGAAGACATGAAATCCATAGCGAGCCTGTTTCCGGGCCGGTATGATGATACGAAATTTGGTAATGAACCAAGAATCGTAATTCCTATATACAATAGGCAGAAGGAATTGGTTGGCGTCACTGCACGTGCAATCAAGCCTTCCCCTCTCCGTTATATTATGCTTCGAAAATCAGACGATGAACCGCTGATTTTCAATCTTGAACGCATTAACGTGGGACAGACAGTCTATACGTTCGAAGGCGCAATCGATTCCATGTTTATGGACAATGCAATTGCGGTTTCCGGTGCCGATTTCTCCAAAGTGAGTCAAATCATACCGAAGGAACAGACTGTTATCATTTTTGATAATCAGCCCCGAAATAAAGAACTGATAAAACGCATCGATAAAACCGCTGATGCTGGTTTTCCGATGTTCGTTTGGCCGTCGAATAGAGCTTTGAAGAAAGACTTCAATGCGAACATTCAAGATGGTATAATTGCCCCTGAAAAGGTGAAGAAATTTATTGATGATAATACTTTCCGTGGCATGACCCTAAAATTAAAACTTACAGACTGGAAAAAATTAGAAGTTGCAAACGGAAATTTCAGCACAAGTCATCGAAGATAGCATTTCAGACGAAGGCATTCGACTTACCACTCTTCAATTAAGATTTCCCCGCTTCATTTTGGCGGAATTCAATACTCATAGACAATTTTCACGAAATGCCCGCTCCACTCGGGCTGTTCCTACCAAAAAACTGATTCAGGAAGTTCTCGATAATCCGGTTGTGCCGCTTAAATGGCAGAAGAATAAGCCGGGAATGCAGTCGTCGGAACCTATGACCGACGAAGATGCCGCCGAAGCTTTGAATCTTTGGTTAGCGGCTTCTAAATCCGCCGCTCTTTATGCAGCGAAGCTTTTCGAGCTTGGACTCCACAAGCAATGGGCCGGTCGCATTATTGAACCGTTCATGTATGTTGACGCTCTTCTTTCCTCCACACATTGGGCCAATTTCGACGGATTGCGGGATCATGAGGATGCCCAACCCGAAATCGAGCTATTGGCAAAGAAGATCATCGAAGCCCGTGCCGATTCGACACCAAAGCTGTTGAAGCCGGGCGAATGGCATCTTCCTTATGTCTCACAGGAAGAGCGTGATGAATGGGAAACGTTGGTGGAAGCTCCCCTAGGGCCACAAGCATCAGTCCCCAAGGGAGTCTCACGTCTTATCAAACTTTCCGTCGCCCGTTCCGCCCGTGTATCTTATACACCGTTCGATGGCAACGCATCCCATGAAAAGGAATTTCAACGTTACCACGATCTTGTCGGATCGACGCCAGTTCATGCCTCTCCCGCCGAACACCAAGCCACGCCAGACAAGCGAATTGTCGTTGGTGGCAATGTCCACTTCGGTAGAAAATCGTGGGAATCGCCGGAAAAGCATGGGAATTTTCTTGGCTGGATACAGCACAGAAAGATGATTTCTGGCAATTATATCCCAGATTCTTGGGAAAATATTTCTTAATCACCTAACAATAAAGAATTGGAATCTAGAGTAGCCGATTTCCGGTTGGCTACATAGACTCCCTATGAACAATAATAAGAAGAAGGATTTTGTATGCTTAGTACTAAAAATAACTACGGAATGGACGTTTATCAGCAATTTATTTTCCTTTCACGCTATTCAAGATGGCTTGAAACAGAGAATAGACGTGAAAGCTGGTCTGAAACTGTAGATCGTTACTTTGATTTCTTTTCTGGCCATTTGAGCAAGCTGCATAACTACGATATCAGCGAAATCCGTAATGAGCTTGAAGAAGCAATTTTGAATTTGGAAGTCATGCCTTCCATGCGAGCGCTCATGACCGCTGGTCCGGCTCTAGAGCGTGATAACATCGCCGGTTATAACTGTTCCTTCCTGCCTATTGATAGAACTACGGCATTTGACGAAATTCTCTACATTCTTATGAATGGTACTGGCGTCGGCTTTTCTGTTGAACGCCAATTTGTTTCCAAGCTTCCCGAGATTGCGGACGATTTTTTCCCAACCGACACAACGATTGTCGTTTCGGATTCCAAGCTTGGTTGGGCCAAGGCACTGAAAGAGCTTATCCACCTTCTATATGGTGGACAGATTCCAAAGTGGGACACGTCCAAGCTCCGTCCGGCTGGTGCCCGCCTTAAGACCTTCGGTGGTCGCTCTTCCGGGCCGGGACCATTGGAAGACCTTTTCCGTTTCGCCGTGCGCCTATTCCGCAATGCAGCGGGACGCAAGCTGACTTCCGTCGAATGTCACGACTTGGTGTGTAAGATCGCTCAAATCGTGGTTGTCGGCGGTGTTCGCCGCTCGGCCCTTATCTCGCTTTCCAATCTGTCTGATGACCGTATGCGCAATGCGAAGTCGGGACAGTGGTGGGAAGTCAACCCACAACGCTCCATTGCGAACAATTCCGCTGCCTATACAGAAAAGCCAGAAATTGGCATTTTTATGGAAGAGTGGCTTGCGCTCTATCGTTCCAAGTCCGGTGAACGTGGCATCTTCAATCGAGTAGCAGCCGACAAACAGGTTGAAAAGATTGGTCGCCGTGAAGTCGGAAAGGATTGGGGTGTTAACCCTTGTGGCGAAATTATCCTCCGTCCATATGAATTCTGCAATCTATCGGAAGTCGTTGTCCGTGCGACAGACGATTTAGAAAGCCTGAAACGCAAAGTTCGTCTGGCAACCATTCTCGGAACATTTCAATCAACGCTTACAGATTTCAAATATATTAATCGTAAGTGGAAACAGAACTGTGACGAAGAGCGTTTGCTTGGCGTCTCGCTAACCGGCATTATGGATAATGCAACCATGAATGGTTCCAACGGTTTGGCCGTGTTGGAACAGTGGTTGACGGAATTAAAAAATGAAACCATCCGTGTCAACAAGGAATTTGCAGAATTTCTCGGAATTCCGGCATCCGCTGCGATTACAACCGTCAAGCCATCGGGTACAATCTCCCAATTGACGGACGCAAGCTCCGGAATCCATACCCGCCACTCTCCATATTATATTCGTACCGTAAGAGCGGATAAAAAAGACCCATTGGCGCAAATGATGGTTGACATGGGCTTTGTTTTCGAAGATGATGTGATGAACCCAAACCATAATTATGTGTTTTCGTTCCCCATCAAATCGCCGGATCATGCAATTTTCAGAGACTCGCTTTCTGCCATACAGCATTTGGAAATTTGGAAAACCTACCGAACTTTCTGGACGGAACATAATCCGTCGATCACCATAACGGTCAAGGAAGACGAGTGGTTCCAAGTTGGTGCTTGGGTCTATGACAACTTCGACCATGTTGGTGGTGTATCGTTCCTGCCGCATTCTGATCATACGTATCAGCAAGCTCCGTATCAGGAATGCTCTAGAGAAGACTATGAAGCCCTTTTGGCCAAAATGCCGACTGATGTTGACTGGTCAAAACTGTCCGAATATGAGACGGAAGATAAAACTACCGGTAGCCAAGAGCTTTCTTGTGTGGCTGGAAACTGCGAAATCGTGGATTTGGTGGCGAAATAACCAAAAATTTGCATCTGCTAACCTGTTGATTCCATTGGAGTTTTCAAAAGCTTCGATGGAATCGCCTTGTTTTTTCTAATTTTTCTCTTGCAAAAGTTCAGTGGTCGATCTATATCACCCCTTAACCGAAATCGTTCGGGGAACCAAAATTGCTCTGAAAAAGCAAAGTTTGTAATGAGTAGGAAGGTGCAACAATGGAAAACTTGAACCACGAAGCTGGTACATCCGAAGCCGCTATCAATGCGGCACAGGGAAATGTATCGGAAAAGTCGGCTCCGGCCCCGAAGGCAACGCCGAAGGCGAAGGCCGACAACAGCAATGCCACACTGCCGGAAACGAAGTTGGTCCGTTTTCCCTTGGCAATTTTCAAGGACAAGAAGTTCCTTGAAAAGTTCCCCAAGGGCATTCAGGCCAAGCTCAACAAGGCTGGCATCACCAAGGCTGGTGGACGTGAATGGGGACCGGAAATTTCGGTCACCGACAAGGAAGCCAAGACCATGTTCGACATCGCACAGAACATCTACCGCAATGTGGATGCCGATGCCGACAAGAACATGAAGACGTTCGGCTACCAGCTTCGCAACAAGATTGCCGAAGTGTTCGGCTATCATGTGGACGTGCGTGTCTACAACCGCAAGGCCAAGCAAGCTCCGGTGACGGAACAGCCGGCACCGCCAGCGCCGGTCGTGCAGGAACCACGTGAGACAATGCAGCTTGCTGCATCGATGCCGCCACGTGCCAACATCGACCGGGCCAACGACAAGCTCGCTCTCGCCCTGACCATCTTGGAAGAAAATGGCCAGACCGGCGTTGCGAACCTGATCCGTGATGCCAAGACGGAAATCACCATCGAAGCGTAATCCTCCCAAGCGCACTTCGGTAGGTGAAAGGCGGCAGCAATGTCGCCTTTTTCCGTTTGTATTGTTGACATTGATAAATATTCTGATTATATAAAAGGGAGAATTGAAGGAGGGGATAAAAATGCGTGGTTCCAGAAATCCCATTGCCAAGGCAATGTTTGAAAGCAAGCTCTTCCGTGAGAAGGGCGTGGGCAACCCGTATTTCGAACCCTACAATCGTCGGGACGAAGCCGATGATATCGAGAAGGGACTCCGTGAAA